TAAGCCGCGAGAGTCGGCGCATGGGTCAGCGCAGCGGGTAACTTTGGGGGGATTGGCGGCAGCTACTGGCGTAGCAAACCCCGCAGCATTGCCGGTATTGGCTGCAAGTATGGCGGCAGGACGCGGCACAAACATGCTGCTGAACAGCAGCGCTGCTAAAAACTTTGTGCTGAAAAGGGGCTTACTGGAAGAACCGGAAACCTTGGGCCTGTTTAGTCAAGGCGCTTATCGCGCTGCGCCTTTCCTTCTTCAGGATCGGTAAAGCCAAGCAAGCCGCCTATAAACGCCAGCACGATAAGGCCGCCCGCGCACCACAGCTTGAATTCCAAATATTCCATGCCGCGAATATAAGCCAAGCCGCACAAATAGCAACCAGCAAACCGCTCCTGTAGCGGTTTTTTTACGCCTACACGCAAGGAAAAGCCCTAATGAGTCCTCCGAATCAGTCCGTACAAGACGATGCGATGCGCGCATTACTTACATGAGGAACAACCACAAAGACACGCGCATTGAAGCTCGCTTGATGGGCGCGGTGCTGGCTTTTGAGCTTGCAAAAGGGATGCTGTGCGGCGGCTTCTGGGTCATGTCGCCCGTATCAATCACCGGCAAAGTAGCCCTGTTATCGACCTATCCGGCAGTTGTCGGCGTGGTGTGGATTGCTTTAAGCACCTTGGTTTTGCCGTACCTGACGATGCAGCTTTTCGGCATAGGCCAGAGATACCGCGCAAAGCTGAGTCGGCTGGCGTGCCGCGCCATCTTAGCCAGCGGCGTGATCTGGTGTTACCTCGCGTATCTGTCCAAAAACCTCGATTACGACTTTGTAACGGTCATCTTTCTATTCAACGGCATGACGTGCATTTGCACCTCGGCTGTGCTTGCCATCGGCCTGAATCGCTCACAACGCATCGCAGAGGAGGCCCAGCAATGACCCGCCACCGCGTAATCACAATTCTGATGGTGCTCTGGGCGCTGCTGTTCTACAAGACCGTCCAGGCGGCAACCCTGTCCGAGTTCATGGGCGGCTATGACCACGCGCTCCTGCAATGGGCTGCGGCAACCGCTTTGCTCGGCGGCATGATCCGCACGATTTTGAGCCTTGAGTCCGACGAGCGGGTTATCAAAGACATCTTGAAAACAGCCCTATGGGACGCCGCCAAGGCTTTGATTGCCGGAATGCTGGCCTTTGTCATTGTGCAAGCCGTTCGATCTGCGGGTCTAGCCGTACCTAGCGAGATTCGCTTTACCGCTGTGCTTGCCGCTGGCTGGTCGCGTGTCGCTGCTATTGACTGGATTTTGAACGCCGGTCTGGAGTGGATAAACGCCCGCAAGACGCAGCTTGTCAATAAACCCGCTGATGACCAACCGAAAGGCAAAGAATGATTGCATCGCCCAACGCCGTCGAGGTTCTGCACTATTACGAGTCATGCCGCTTAAAAGCCTACCCTGACCCGGCAACGGGCGGCGAACCGTGGACAAACGGCTGGGGAAATACCGGGCCGGATGTTGTGCCAGGGTTAGTCATCACGCAAGCCGAAGCTGATGAAAAGTTTGCGCAACGCCTAAACGATGAGTTTGAGCCGGGTGTGCTGCGCTTGTTGAAACGAAGCGCTAGTCAGCCGCAATTTGATGCAATGGTCTGCCTGAGCTACAACATTGGTTTAGGCAATTTTAAGAGCTCAACATTGCTGAGATGGTTTAACGCTGGCGACCTCGTGGGCGCTGACGCTCAGTTTCTGATGTGGGATCGGGCGGCGGGCAAAGTCATGCTCGGACTCAAGCGCAGACGTGCAGCAGAGCAGGCGCTATTTCGCGGCAAAACCGGCGCAGAGGCTATCGCCATCGGTTCGGCGGTGCTATGACGCTGCTATTCAATTGGCGCGTGTGGGTAGCCCTGGCGCTATCCGCTGGCCTGGCCTTCACTCACTTCGTCAGCTACAGGTCAGGAAAGGCAAAGGTGCGAGCAGAATGGGCCATTGAAAAGCAAGCCCATGCCGAGGCCGTAGCCGCCGCCAGTGAAGCGGCGCGCATGAAGGAAAAATCGTTAACGATTACTAATGATGGGATCACCAATGCTTTTATCAAAGAAAAGGCTCGGCTTGTCGCTGATGGCCGCATTACTGCTGAACGGCTGCGCGACCTCAAGGCCAGCCTTGATAGTACCGCCAGTTACGATACCGCCCCCCTCGGAGGCTCTGACGATCCCCGTGACCGAATCATCGATCAATGTGCAACTGCTCTTGTCCGATTGGACGAATACGCTAAAAGCGTGGCATCTACGGCAATTGGCCTGCAAAGCTACACCCGCGAAGTGTGCCTAAAACCATGACGATCCACGTATTCGGCGCAATCATTGGCCTGCTCCTAATTGGCGTTGCTTTGGGCGCGACGATTACCTATCTGCTTTGCGCTGGGAGTCAGCCGCTGGTGGAGTGCAAGCCGGTTATTTGGCCGTCGATCGATAGCTAAGGCTGGTGTAATCTGGGTGTAATTCGGTGCAATTCACAGCCTATTTATAGCACCCTAATGGTTGAGCCTCCCAATGAACCGCTACTGTAAAAAGTGGGTTCACTAGCATTCACACTGCAGTAAGAACCTAGCATTCATGCGGGTTTCCGGCTACCCTGTGTAATGTTTGTGTGTAATTTGGGAGATTAGCTCAGGGGTAGAGCGACCGCCTCACACGCGGTAGGTCACAAGTTCGAAACTTGTATCTCCCACCATTTACCCAAAAGTCTTGCTTAAACCGGCTGCAATCCTATCGGTCTGCAAATGGCCGTACCGGGTCTGCGTCACCGTGACGCTAGAGTGACCCAAGAGCTTGCTGACCACGTACAAGTCAACGCCTGCCGCAATCATCATGGTCGCGCATGACCGGCGCAGATCGTGGAAGTTCAGCCATTCCAGCCCAGCCTTTGTCCTGGCGCGTCTAAATCCAGACTTCACACCCTCAAAATTGATACCGATTGGCACTTGATCCAGCCACGGGCGCAGTGGCGCAACAATGGGAATCGTCCGCGTTTTGTGCTTTTTCGTATTGCCTGCATAAATCGTGATGCTGTCGGGCCCGATGCTTTCCTGCGTCATCGAAAGAATCTCGCCGCGCCTACAGCCGGTATATATCGCAATCCACACAGCGGCCTGAACCGGCGGGCTGCAATGACTGACCAGCGTTTTAAGCTGATCCATTGTCAAAACCTTGTCGCGGATGTTTTGGACGGGTAGCGTCATCACCCGATCACCATAGTTTTCGGGAATCAGGTCGAGGTTAAAAGCCAACTCCAGGCCCTTGCGAAGCGTTGACAGGCTCCAGTTGATCGTTGCGGGCGCGTAATTCGGCTGCGTGTCTTTGATGAAGTGCGCGGCGGCTTTGCGTGTCTCGCTGGCTTTGTACTTTTCAGCCCAAGGCCCAAACCTAATGGCGTGGTATTTCGCGGTTTGAGGGCTTTTCAGCGTGTTTGCGTGTTCGATGTAGAGCGCCATGATTTCGGTCAGCATGGGATCGCCTGGCAGGTTTACACGTTTTGCGACCTTTATGATCGCTCCACGCATTTCCGACTCTACGTGCTTGGCATCACCCGCAGACGCGCCGAGCGGAAGGATTCGGTGAAGTCTTTTACCCCCGACCATGATGCCGACGTGTTTGCGGCCTTTGGCATCTTCCCAAACTGACATTGATTTTCCTTTAGCCACAACTTGCACTGGTCAAGGTTGTAGCGGTGTGACCGGGAGCCAACCGGCGTAAATGGCAATCCATCATGCTCTAGTCGCCTTACGGTCGATTCGCTGATGCTGAGTGCAGCGCATAACTGCTGGCGTGTTAAATCGCTCATAGCTACACAATCCGAGGCACAGAAACCCCAAGCAAACTCACGCCAAACAAAACATTGAGCAGCGCCAGCACAGCCAGGATGACAAACAGCACCTGAATGATGACCGGAAAAGGCGGCGGCAAAGGCAGCAGACTGACGATCCACCAGAGCACGCCGAGGATGACTAGGAACAGGATTAGGTTGAGAATAATCATTTGGTTTCCTTTGGTTGTGCTGGCTGGGCGGTTTTTTCATTGCGGGCCTGCTCAAGCGCCTTAAACCAACCGAAGGCATACGCCCTTTTCTCGCCTTCCGTTTCACACTCTGGTGGGGCTGGCTGTACTAGCTGTGCCTTTCCGTAATCAATAAGAGCTTGCGCATCCGAGCTGACCCGTGGATCTAGAGCCACCTGACAGTTCCACAAGATTGCATCCTTCACAGCTTTACGCGGGTTGTTATCGTGGTCTGCTGTGTAAATTCCCGCAACAATTACTTCGTCTAGGACAGCCTCTTTCCATTCGTCAGAGACTGGTTGTACTGGCTGCGCGATGGCGGCTTCAAGCACACGCACGGCGGCGGTGCGCTCAAGAAAGTCACCCGAATTCAGCGCATCAAGCGCCTGCTGCATTACTTCTTTGTCTGATTCGGTCATTAGGCACCTTCCGCATATCGTTCTGGGAATATTTCAATGTAAAGGTCGGCGGCATCCACGCCGCCCGAGATCACTCCGTCACCGGCTGATGCGTCCAAAAACGTGTGCAACTTTTCAATTGTTTGTTTACTGATGGCTGGCTGTACTGGCTGCGTCAAAGATTCATCAATTCTTCCTCCAGCGCGCCTATCTTGTTGCGCAAGTCCCAAACGCTCTCCATCTGCGTCACCTTTGACAGCGTATAACGATAACTGCTCTGTTCTCCACGAATCCGGCAGTATTGAATTGGGGATGTTACGAAACGCCTCATCAGCGATACCTTCTGGCGCAGTGCTCGCAAGAAACGCATAAATATCTTTCAGTTGCTGGGTGGTTGTTTTTGCTGGCTGCGGGGTAGCGGCGGCTGCAATAGCTGCGAGGGCGTATTCGCGCATCTGGTCGGCGGTGAAGCCCAATGCATAGGAACCTATCCCGCAGTGGGTTGTTGATAACAACTCAGCGAAGGTCGGCAGCTCAGGCAAAACGGCTGCGGAAAGTTTGGTGCTCATTCCGTGCTCCTAATTACTTGATCCAAACATTGCGCCACGATAGGCCCGGTAATGCTTCCCGTTCTCACGCTCAAAACAAACGGCAAGTCGCCAAAGCCGGGATAACTGGCTGAAAATACCAGCAGCGCCTTGCGCCCAACGATTTCAATTGACGCAGTAATAACGCCCTCTGTGATGTCAGTCGGCTGCACTCGACCGCCGTCAATCGTGACGTAAACCGTCCCAGCGCCGCCCAACAGGTTCTGTGCAGTGATGGCATAGCTAACTTGCTTGCCGCGCCATACCGTCAGCCTGTCGCCCTCGGGGTCAATCCGCTGGATTGTGTATGTTGGCGTCGGCTTTGGCAGCGTCAATACTTCGCTTGCGCCTACAGCTTCAGAAACTGGCGACATCAATTCAGGCAACAGCAAAATCTTGAATTTGCGTTCAAAGGGGCGATGTTCGTCGGTGAAAACGATGCTAGTCACAAACAACTGCACGGGCTGATAAATCGTTATTTGTTCACTCAAATTGCCGTTTTCAGTGTCGGGCTGGCCAAACATAAAATTACCGTCAGCTCCGCTCGGTTGCGACTGTAAAAACACGCACAGATTGACCGGCAGCGGCTGCGCAGTCGCAACGGCAAAAGCAAGGTTGTCGCCGGATTTGAAGTTCTTTGTTATCGGGGTGATGGTGTAGGGTGCAACAGCCTGTGGTGCGGCTAGTTGCGCTTGATGGGCTAGAAGTGCGCGAGCAAAATCAAAAACATACGGATTTAACGCCAGCAACCCATTGGGCTGTTGTTTGCGTTTAAATCCGTTATTAACTGCAATAGTTTCAATATCAATATCAGTCATATCAAGCCCTTAAAATTGTTTGCCACCGACAGCGCGGCGGTTTTCAATCGTGTGATCTACCCTGGTGCTGTTAAAAAGTAGCTTTTCAGCTATCGCGCCAGATACGTCAAGACCAAGCCCGCCAGCCATGTCAAATATGCGGATGACGGCATCGGCAAGCTCTACCTCAAGCATTGATCGGTGCGGCAATTTATCGTCATCCAGCAGCTTGCGGTGACCTTCCATTGCCTCGCTGATTTCGCTATGTACCAAACAAAGCAGTTCGCCAACATTCTTGGTCGGCTGAATGCGCGGATAGCCTTTGCTGGTCAGGTCTGCGCCGGTCAACATATCCGTCCACCAGCCATTTTTCTTGGCTTGGCCGTGGCAAAAAAATTGAAGGTTTTCGGCTGACGTGGTGATCGTTGTCGCGCATAGGGTCGGCATGTTCATATAAATCCTTGTATAAAAAAAGGTCGCCGCAGGAAACTCAGCCGTACATTTGTGCTCTGGAGTAACGAGGTTTACGCCCCGATGTACGCGATGTGACCGCTGCGGTGTGGCTTTAAAAGGTAGCCTTTAGGCCGGTACGTCTTCCATTTCTGGCGCGGGCTGGGGTGCGGTTTGGAACGTCATACGCAAATGGGCTGCGCGTGTCGCTGCAACGTCTGCCTTGCAATACTTTGCAACTTCTGTAATGCGCCCGTCGCGCACGGCATCCCAAACCGTCGCGCCGGTAATGCCCGACTTTGGCGATGGGATGGACAACGCCCGGCAGAGTTTGTCCAGACTGCCGCCCGCTCTCGCGCCTGCACCGCCCCACTGAATCATCGTGTCAAAAACCTTGTCTGACTCCCAAGGCTTTGCCTGCGCCGCAGCACGAATGACGCGATGCGGCTGCACGTTCTTGACAATTGAGCGCTGGACCATGTAGCGCAGATCGAAGCCGACGACGTTATGCCCGACTACGCAGATAGCGTTTTCATTGCTGCGCGGGATAAGGTCTGTCAGGTGGCTGTAAAAGCATTCCAGCACATCCGTTTCTGCCCAGCCTTCGCCCCACTGTTCTTCATAGTAGGTTTGCGGTTCTTGGTTATCCAGTGCGAAACCGATCACGCATATCTGACCAAAAGCGCCATCCAGCCCGGTCTTGCGGTAAGCCGCCTCTATCTCGCTGTCACAGGAATCACGCAGCGCCTGCGCTTGTTTGGGTGCATCGTTCGCCATCCATTCGTCTATGGTTTCCTGTTTTTTGTAATTGCCAGGCGGTCGAATGCTGGCAATGTCAGACTCAAGCGTCAGTTTCATGCTGTCGCGTATTTCAGCCATCACATCAGGGCGCTGCGCCGGTATGGTTTCAATGTCGAGGTAGAGGTACTTATGCATGGTTATCTCCAAAGGTTCATGGCTTGTACGAGTCGGTCTGGTTTCCATACCGGCACAGCGTTTTCGGCAATTTCAGCTTTCAGCTTTGCCCGGTACTTGGCCCGAGCTTTCTTGCGGCTGGCCTTGCCCTTTTTAGATGCGGCATAGGCGGCTGGGTCTTTAACAGGCATGGTTAGAAAGGAATCAAATCATCCATTCCCTCAAAGCCTTGTGACGGTGGCGCGCCGTTGTCGTGGCTGTGTGCCGCCGTTTGTTTGTTTGCCCTTACTGGACGATGACGCAGGCCTGCAACCATGCGCGGCAGTTGTTCCGGTGTAGTCTTGCGGTCAAGAATTTCGCTAGCCGTCAATTCGGTTTTTGCTTGAAAAACAGCTTTCAACACCATGCGTGTTTTCGCTTCGCCTGCATTGCTGGTGTAATCCTCTGTCTCCAACAGCAAGCCGATTTGCTTGTTGCAAAGTTCAGGAAAAACCATACCGGACTGGCTAACTTCCTTTTTTCCATCCTTGTCCCAACGCATCACAGTGCCAACAACCTCATCAATTCTTTTGATGCTCAAACAAGTCAGGATTGCCATCAACGCATCAAAGCCCATAATCTTTTCACCATTGGATTTCATGGTGTAAAGGCTGATGTTTGCCTTTTGCCCGTTGCATTCAAATGTCAGCGCAACGCCCTTGGTGCCGGTGCTTGCAGTGATGGCTTCAGCCTGCTTGAAAACGCCGACATACTTTCCGATCTCGCTGATAAAGCTTCCTGTTTGGTCGGCTTTGCGTGCGGCTTTTGTGTCAAGTTCGTACATGGTTTAAGTGCTTTCTTTTGTGTGCCGTTCAGGCGGTTGTGGTTAAGTCGTAGAACTCGGTTATGGAGGCGTCAACGGCCGCCAAATCGTTATCAATATGCAGGTCGGGGAACATGCCGATGGGGGACTTGCAGCAGTCTTGCCCATTGGTTTGCGTAGTAAATTTGTAGTTACCGTTCACGACCTCAGTGCGTAAAACGATGGTGAAAAACCCCTCTGGAACAATGTGCTGGTCAACCAGCTTGCCCACGGTTTTCATGCGCACGTGCCCAAAGTCGTCGGTTTGCGTGTGGGCAAGGATGTAAACCCGGCGATGGTCAGCCAATGCGCCAGCCGCATTAAAAATGTCCCATGCGTGTTTGCCGATGTCGGTGAACTTGTCATAACCTTTTTCACTGCTACGGTTCATCAGCTCAGCAACCATCACAGCCTGATAGTCATCAATGACAAACACGTCATGCGGTGAACTGCGCATTAGCTTTTCAATTTCCAGTGGATCGGTAGTCTGGTAGACGTTGCCCGCCGTTTTCATGTTGAGCCGCCGATGCCAGCCAGCAGCTTTGAAAGGCAGCGGTTTTTTAATGCACTGAATCAAGAATGTTTTGGCTGGGTCAAGCTTTCGTAGGCTGGTTGATTTCCCTGATCCGCTGCTGCCTAATACCAGTGTTGCAATGCTCATTTGTGTTTCCTTTTTGCGTTGTGTGAATGTATTTACGTGGTGTGACTTCATCCAGCCAGCCGTTGCAGTCAAAGCTGTCGTCGGCTTCCATGAGGTCGAAAACGTGTTGTGTGGTTTTGCTCATAGAGCGCCCCAGGTAGCCCGCCAAGCCGATGCAATCCGGCCACGTCCACAGCGGCGCTCCATGCTGTAATACCAGCGCCATAAATGTCGGTAGCTCATATCCACAACCTCGACGCAATCTCTGCCACGCACCACGCAAAGGCGACCAAAATAAAGGGCAGGAAGCGGTTTAAAAGGGCGGTCATGGCGCGCTAACGTAAGCAACCGAATAGACGACAGCAATGATTGCCAGCACATAAACGAAAGTCCAAGTTTTAAAGCTGGGCCGCTTTGCTGGGCGCTCTACTGCAGCGCCGTATTCAGCCGTGTGCGGGAATGCCAATGTGCTGTTGCGGTAGTAGGTGCGGCTGTTCATGCTGCAACCTCCAGCGCTGACAACTGGCTGATCTGCCGATCGATGTCTACCTGCAAAGCGTAGAAGGCTGCTGCAGCAGCTTTTTCCTTCGCCTTCAAGACCTCGATCTGTTTTGGGCGCGGGTCAAAGTCGTCTGGAATCTCGACTTCAATTTCAAGCGGCTTAATCATCACAGCGTGCATTGATGGCGAGTCACTCATGTCGCAGCCATAAAACGCAATCTCGCCGTATCCCCAATCCGCAGTTGAATAGTGCAGAAAGCCTTTGATCGTCTTTTTCACAGCGTTTCTCCAAATTGAATCTCATCAGCCAGCCCGTCAACCGAAGCGGCAGCGGTTGCTTGGCATGTCGAAGGGTGCAGATTGCCAATCAGCAAACCGGCAGAAACAGCGTGCAGGACACGCACCGCGTCATCAGTCGATAAGCGTGTTGTGCGCAGTACCGCTAAGGCCTTTGTCAGGTCATCCGAGCGGTCTAGCGCTACGCGGCGGGCTGCTGCGATGCGCGTCTGTCCTGCCTCAAAGTCATAGAGGCCAGCGACGGTAAATCGTGATCCGGTTGCGGTGGTCATTCATTTGCTCCAGTTATTTGGTTACTTGCTGCAAACCAACATCAGCACTTAGTGCCTAGACTGCCGCGCCCCTCGGGTTGGCTTTAACAGCCGGGTATGCGTTCCGGCTGAGTCGTTTCGCTTGTTTGCTGCGATGTATGAATAATAGGCGCGCCTAACCTATTTGTCAATAGGCAAGCCTAATGATTAGGTGAAATAAATCTGAGTACAAACCCACAGGCGTAAAAAAGCCGCATCAAGTGCGGCGCTGGTGGTTGTAAGGCGGTGTGTTTAAACCTGCTCGCTTTTCCAAATCGTTAGGATTTTTCCGAAGCACTCGAAGTCGTGACACATTTTTTGCGTGATTTCAAAAGTGTCATAGCTTGGGTTCAGCGACTTCGCCCGCAGCACTAAGCCGTTTTCAGTGGGAATGCGCTGAAGCTGCTTGATAAAACCCATATCACCCAACCGGAAGAAAAATACACCTTCTTCGGTGACTGTCGTGACCCCTTTATCCATCAGTAGCGGGTCGCCAGGGTTGTACAGCGGGCGCATGGAGTGACCAAAGCCAGTTACCACGCATAGGTTATGGGTGGAGGTGTAGAGCGGCACATTCAGCCGTATCCAATCGCGGCTGACGCTCCAGCTTCTAATGATGCCGGGCGGCTTGTCTTCAAGCTGTAGACCGTTGCCCATTCCACCGGCGGCGGTGTATTGGTGAATTGTCAGGTCATTGGTCGTCGCGTAGCTTGCTGGTGGTTCCGTTGCCAAACCCACTGATGCGCCAGAGTCGTTCGGGTGCTTTGGCCCTCGCCCCGTGTTCAGCCATTCAGCGTTGACGCCAAAAAATGCGGCAGTGCTAAGTAGGTTTTGCCCGTCGAGTTTTTTGGTCTCGCCAGTTGTCCAGTCAGAGACAGACGGCAACTTGACGCGGCAATGCGCCGCAAGCCGCGTTTTCCAGCCACGCGGCATATCTTTCGCTAGTTCGGCAATCCGATCCTGAAGTGTACTCATTAGGTAATCCTAACGACAAATATAGTAGGCATACCTATTGACACGACGGTAAGGTATGCCTAATAATAAGCGCATGGATGCCAAAACTCTCATTGAAAAATTAGGCGGTACAGCAGCAGTTGCGGTACTAGCTAACGTCAAATCTCCATCCGTCTCAGGCTGGAAAGACTCAGGCCGCATACCCGATGACAAGCTCATTCGGCTGGCACTCATTGCTGAGAAGCGAAAGATTGCAACTCGCAAAGAGTTATTTCCTCATGACTACGCCGCGATATGGCCCGACCTTGCTCCTAAGACATTTATTAGGGCTGGCGGTGTCCTTGTAGAAGACCAGCGCAAAGCCATGCGCCTCAACACAAAGGCCATGTAAGCCATGCCATTTACCTACAAAGAGCTAAACCAGCACTTATCGGCTGAACAAAAGAAGTACGCAGCCGCCAAAGACCCGCGCGCAGCACCGTCGCGGACTACTGTTTTCAGTGGCACGTACACCGGCAGCGGCATGACAGCGAGCCGCCTTGACGCTGACGACAACCTTTTGATCGCTTCCAAGGGTGTGACTGCACCACAAATCGAGCGCTCCAATTTTTTTGTTTAAACAGCAGAGTCGGATTTACCTGACAACCGGGACAGTGATATGAAGATGCAAGACAGACTTTTGATCGTTTTGAAACAGCAGTGGATTACGCCGGTTGACGCGCTGAACCTCGCCGGATGCCTGTCACTGTCCCAGCGTTGCGGAGAATTTCGCCGTGCCGGTGTTTTGGTGCTGGATCGCTGGGTTGATCTGCCGAACGGTAAACGTGTGAAAAGCTATCACGTTGAGGCCGCATAAATGGCTGGCGAGTGGCTAAAGATGCGCACCAACCTATGGGATGACCCACGGGTGACAAAACTGTGCGACCTGACTGAACAAAGTGAAGCGGCTGTTATTGGTGGCCTTTACTGGCTTTGGGC